TGGATGAAACTCTGGCGCACTATGATCTGCGTTCTGAGATCAGCCGTAAAATCGGATATGCTCTTGCCCAGAAATACGATCGTCTGATCTTCCGTGCTATCACTCGTGGTGCACGTGCAGCTTCTCCAATCACCAAAACTGGTTTTGTTGAACCCGGTGGTACCCAAATTCGTGTGGGTTCCAACCTGCAAGCTTCTGATGCTTATGATGACGCTGCTCTGGTCAATGCTTTCTACGATGCAGCTGCTGCACTTGACGAGAAAGGTGTTAGCCAAGATGGACGTGTGGGTGTTCTGAACCCCCGTCAGTATCACAAACTGATCCAAGAAGTTGGTTCTAACGGACTGATCAACCGCGACGAGCAAGGCACTGCCCTGCAAGGCGGTAACGGCATCATTGAGATTGCCGGTATCAAGATCTACAAGTCCATGAACATTCCGTTCTTCTCCCAGTACGGTACCAAGTATGGTACTGGCTCTGCCACTAACCCCGGTATCACCGATCCTGGTAACACCGGTTCGTTCGTGTCTGAAGCTCTGGAAGACGCTGCTGCCGATGTCGCTGGCATCAACAACGAGTACGGTGAAGAGACCGAATTTGCTAACAGCTGCGGTCTGATCTTCCAGCGTGAAGGCGCTGGCGTCGTCGAAGCCATCGGTCCCCAGGTGCAAGTCACCAGTGGAGACGTGTCGGTGGTCTACCAAGGCGATGTTATTCTGGGTCGTCTCGCCATGGGCGCTGACTACCTGAATCCCGCTGCTTGCGTGGAACTGTTTGCTGGTACCGCTACCAAGCCTGCCGCATTCTGATTATTTGTTCTTTTTTTTTTAATTATATGGCTTTTCCTACCACTAATTCGCAGCTAGAGCTGCCTGCTATTAATCAAATTCTGCAGTCATGTGGTCAAGCGCCTGTGACTACCCTAGATCAAACCAACCCGGACGTTGCGATTGCCTATCAAACTTTGCTTGAAGTTTCACGGGAAGTACAGGCGGAGGGATGGTCATTCAACAAAGAATTTCATTACGAATTTACTCCCGACACTAATAAAAAAATCAATATCCCTAACAATGTTTTGCAGTTAGATTTATCTGATAATTCTGCAAACATGGATTATGATGCAATTCGTCGTCAAGGTAAACTTTACGACAAAGCAAACCATACTTATGATTGGGATAATAAAGTTGAGTGTGATGTTGTTTGGTTGTTTGATTGGATTGATTTGCCTGTTCCTATTCAAGACTTCATTACTGCAAGGGCTGCAACTATTGTATCTAGTCGCATTGTAGGTGACCCAAATCAGTATCAACTCTTGCAACAAAAAGAAGCTTATTGCCGAGCTATGGCTATAGAATATGAATGCAATCAAGGTGACTATACTTACTTTGGACACCCTGGAGCAACTAATACTTATTCTAGTTATCAACCTTATAAAGCACTATTCCGCTAATGGCAGCAGTAACTCAACGAATCCCCAACTATTTGGGTGGTGTATCAAAGCAATCTGATGACAAAAAACTTCCAGGTCAAGTCCGTGAATGTTATAACGGTTACCCAGACCCTACGTACGGTTTAACAAAACGTCCTGGATTTGAACACATTGTAAATTTAGGTACCGGCACTACATACGATGATGGTAAATGGTTTTACATTAACCGTGATGATGACGAAGAGTATGTAGGTGTTATTAAAGGTACTGACATTGATATTTGGAATGCTACTACTGGTGCTACATGTACCGTAACCTTTCCTGATGGTACAGGCTACCTTGACACAACTAAAGATAATTACAAAGTACTGACAGTACAAGACACCAGTATTATTATTAATAAAAGTAAGACAGTAGCAGCTCAAGCTGTGCCTGCATTTAATGCTAAACGGCAAGCTACTATTGTTGTCAACGACGTAACACATGGCAGTGATTACACTGTCAATATTACCATCGGCGGTACCACCAGCACAGCTACTGTCAGCCCATCAACTGGTGATGATTTTGATGATTTTATCGCTGATCTTAAAACAGCAATTGATGGTTTAAGTCTGACCAATGTTACAGTTACAACACGTAACCGTTCTTTGACTATTATCAAATCGGATGGTTCGTTTGAAATCGCTGTGCATGGCGGTCCAAAAAATGGAAGCTTGTACGTTTTTCAAGACCAAGTAGATAATGTCTCTCGTCTTCCAAGTGAGTCTTTTCATGACCATGTAATCAAAGTTATCAACACTGATTCTGATCAAGATACTTATTTTGTTAAATTTGTAGCGGAAAACGGTACAGCTGGTGAAGGTTACTGGGAAGAAACTGTTTCACCAAATGTATCTCCTGGTTTAGATTCATCGACAATGCCACACGAACTTGTCAACACCGCTGTTGATACGTTTGTGTTCCGTAAAATTACCTATGAAGATAGGTTGGTTGGTGATGACAAAACCAACGAACATCCCAGTTTTGTAAATAATAAAATCACTGCTGGATTCTTCCACAACAACCGTCTTGGATTTTTATCTAAAGACAATGTGTCTATGAGTCAAGCTGGTGAATTTTATAACTTTTATCATATCTCTGCTCAGGTTGTCACTGATGCAGATCCTATTGATTTGAGTTGTTCTTCAACACGACCTACTGCATTACATGCTTCAATCCCTACACCCCAAGGTGTGGTGTTGTTTTCTGGTGATGAGCAGTTTATTTTGTTTTCTGACAACGGTG